AGTGGAGTACAAGATAGAGCGGCTAGGCGTTGCAGGGACGCTTGCTTGTCAATTTGAACATGACGGGCGTAGGTATTCTGCACAGGTGGACAAGATTCCGCTGAGCGGTGGGACGGGATGCACGATATGTCCCGAAAACGGACTTGACGAGCTCTACACAAAGTACGACGTTCCATTGACGGAGGAGGGGATCCTCTCGTGCATCGAGGAGTTCGTACGGATGAAGGAGGAGAAGAAATGAAAACAGGAAGGCGGGATTGGACGGGGAATAGTCAGGAGGCGTTTGTGACGTTCGGTGCAGAGGGACATGCAACACACGAGCGCGCAGAGCACGACTATTACGCGACGGAGCCGCGCGCGGTGGAACTCCTGCTGGAACAGGAACGATTTGCTCCGACAATCTGGGAGCCTGCATGTGGAGAGGGGCACATATCGAATGTGCTGCAGGAGCATGGGTATGAGGTTATCAGTACGGATCTCATTGACCGTGGATTTGGTAACGGCGGGGTGGATTTCCTGTCTTGTACTGCCCCTATTACGGATGCGCCCTGTGATATCATTACAAATCCTCCGTACAAATATTCGACGGAGTTTGCGGAAAAAGCACTTGAACTCGTGGCAGATGGTCGGAAGGTTGCTATGTTCCTCAAATTGACGTTTATGGAGAGCAAGAAGCGCAAGCCGTTCTTTCAGAAATACCCGCCGCGCACTGTCTATGTAAGTTCGGGACGGCTTACATGTGGATTCAATGGGCAGTTTCATGTACATTCGGCGAAGGCAATAGCGTATGCGTGGTATGTATGGGAAAAGGGTTTCAACGATGACCCTGTGATTCGGTGGATCAACTGAAAGGTTCATTGCCTGTTTTGCGAGGTTCGATGATATTTTGCGGATTTTAGATCGTTTCCCATCATGAACCGCCTCTTTTGATCCTGTCCTATAAAGTCAATAAAATCAATGGGTTACGGATATTTCAAATGGCAAAATATCGATATTTGATCCTGTCGTTTCTAAGGGCGACGGCGTTGCGAGGTTATTGTGAAGTTTTGCGAAGTAGGAGGATTGAGTACTATGGAACAGCAGAAATATCCACAAGATGAGGAGCAGAACGAGTACCGCTATATTTCGCCGTCGTGGGTTGACGCAATCGCCTGTGGACTGACAGCGGGCGCGAAGAAGCACCCGGGCGAAACATGGAAAACGATTCCGCCCGACGAACACCTTTCCCGTGCGATGCGTCACATCAATCTTTACCGTCTGGGAGACAGGAGCGAGCCGCATATCATCAACGCGAGTATGCGTCTGATGATGGCATTTTGCACCACAAGGAATGAGGAAGTCATGGATGCGCTTGGATTCAGCTACGAGGAGGAGGTAAAGTGGGATGAAGCAGATTCTTGACGCTTGCTGCGGCTCTCGGATGTTCTGGTTCGACAAGAAAAACCCGCATGTGGAGTTCTGCGACAATCGGGAAGTCCCATATCATGAGTTCTACCCGAACCGTTATATCGAGGTTTGTCCGAATACGGTATGCGATTTTCGTGCGCTGCCATTCGAGAGCTCGAGTTTTTATCTTGTAGTGTTTGACCCGCCGCACCTTACGAATGCAGGGCCGACATCGTGGACGCGGCTCAAGTATGGATGTCTGGATAAGGGCTGGCCACAGCTGCTCCATGATGGATTTTGGGAGTGTATGCGGGTACTGAAACCATATGGGACGCTCGTGTTTAAGTGGAGCGAGGTGGAGATTCCGTTGCGTGAGGTGTTGGCAGCGATTGGTGCGACGCCTCTTTTCGGGCATCGCAGCGGAAAGAATATGAATACACATTGGATGTGTTTTATGAAGTTTCCAGAGGAATAACAACTACAAGCGCGTTTTTGCGGTTGAAAGCATCGAACAACATCCAAAAAGCGGGATATGTGACACTTATCTACATGAAAAACGAGGTGAAGGAGTGGAGATCATGTTTAAGAAATACGCCTACATCTACAATCTGGAAGATGAAAAGTGGCATACAGGTTATTTTTTGTCGGATGCATTACATGTCGCGAGAGCAAACAACCCCGATGCTAAAACCGTCTATATCGCAGAGATAAGGGAGTATGACCCGCCTATTTGGGTTGATTGCGTGATCGATAACTTGCGCAAGGCTGCCGATGATGCGCTGGCGAAGAGTTCCGAGGATTTTCTTTGTGATTTGACAGATCTGGAAATTGAAGATTTGGAAGAGGCTCTAACAGATGCGTTCGTCAAGTGGGGGCGTGAGTCCGGGACTCAATACTGGATTGAAATACCGATAAAAGGCACAGAACGCCTCTATGATCTGCAAACAGGAAAGCCTATAGAGGAGGAATCCAAATGAATATATGGATAGGCTCGGGGCGGCTGACGAAAGACCCCGCCGTAAAGTACACGCAGAACGGGAAGGCCGTCTGTAATTTCACACTGGCGGTTGACGACGGCTGGGGCGAGCAGAAGAAGGCACACTTTATCCCCGTGATCTGCTGGGAGAAGCTCGCTGAGGCGTGCGGGAATAATCTTGTGAAGGGGCAGAAGGTCACTGTCTCGGGGAAACTCACGCAGCGCACGTATGAGAAGGACGGAGAGAAGCGTTACGCATACGAGGTGCTTGCACGAGACGTGGAGTTCGGCGAGAAGGCACGCGGCGCACAGGGGAGCACGGCGGTATCCGATGAGGATATTCCGTTTTGAGGAGGGGGTATTCGATGCTGGAAAATGACACAGCATTGCAGATGGCAGACGAGATTCGGCAAGATCGCAAGCAGGCAGAAGCCATGCTGCTGAACTATGCGGAGGAGCTGAAAACCTACCGCCTGAAACGTGAGGAGTATGTACGCGGGACTGTGCAGGGAGGAGGCGGGAACCTGCCGGGGCATCCGACGGAGGCAGAGGCTCTGCGTGGTGTCAAATTTGACGAGACGTATCCTGCCTACACATGGCTGCGTGCAGTGGAGTTTGTTGAGCGTGGACTATCCGAACGCAAGAGGATATTCCTTGACGCACGGCGTAAGGCATCACGCGACAAGGCAGGCAGAGGACGCAGGGCGTGGCTCGTACGCACGCAGATGATGTACTGCGCGGCTATGCGGGAGCGGTTTCTTAACTCGGAGTTTTTCGTTGGTGAGGCCGTGCTTAAGGATATGTGGCGATATATCATTGACCGTGTTGTCGAAGCATATCTAAAACTTGAGCAGAAAAAAAATTAAATAGATACCTCCCATAAAGCCTTTTTGCGGTGCTAAAATGCTAGTGTGGGTAGTTTGGAGATAGCCCCAAGCTGCCGCGCATTACCTCCTATACTCCGTGACGAGCCGTCTCAATCGAGGCGGCTTTTCTCGTGGGGAGGAGATGTAAGTTTTGACGATTTTTTATAGATCGTCGGCGGGAGATATAAATTTTATAGGGTATAGAGCGCGGTACTTCGGGAAACGCTCGGAGGACACAGCTGCGGCGGTGTCCTTTTTGTTTGCAGAGGATGTGGTATTGTGCAGCGGTTACAAGAAAAATTTTGCATCGAATTTGTACGGTGTGGCAATGCCACGGAAGCCTACAAGCGCGCGGGTTACAAGGCACGCTCGGACAAAGTCGCGGGGACGGCGGCGGCTAGATTGTTGGGAAATGTTGGGATTCAACGGCGAATTGTTGAACTTCAAAGCGAGATGGATTCGCACAAGATCATGGATGCGGCAGAAAGGCGCGAACTACTTACACGGTTTGCCCGTGATGAGGATACGGGCAAAACTGATCGTCTGCGGGCTATGGACTTACTCAACAAGATGGATGGTGTGTATATCAACAAGACACAGATAAGCGGGGTTGACGGTGCGCCGATTACATTCCGCTGGGAGGGTGGCACATGAGCACAGTTGTCATACCATACACGCCACGCCCGATATGGCGCGACACGATACATCCTGCGCTGACGCGGTACAGATTCGCCGCGCTTGTCTGTCACCGACGTTTCGGCAAGACGGTCGGCACGGTCAATGAGATGTTAAAAAAGGCGATACTCAACGAGAAGAAGGCACCTGTCTATGCCTACGTTGCGCCATACCGCAATCAGGCTAAGCGTGTGGCGTGGGAGTACCTGAAATACTACACGAATCCTATCCCCGGGCGCACGGTGAACGAGTCGGAGCTCTATGTAGAGCTTCCCACGCGTCATAACGGCTCTCCTGGGGCGCGTCTCTATATCATTGGTGCAGATCACCCCGATGCGCTGCGCGGTATCTATCTTGACGGGGTTATCCTCGACGAGTATGCGGATATCAAGCCTGAGCTCTGGGGCGGTGTTATCCGTCCTGCGCTTGCAGATCGGCAGGGCTGGGCGGTATTTATCGGCACGCCGAAGGGGCAGAATCAATTTTATGAGATGTACCGACACGCGGAGAAGTCGGCGGATTGGTACGCCTGTCTCTACCGTGCGGATGAGACGGACGTTATCTCTGCCGAAGAGCTCGCCGACATGAAAGCACAAATGACCGATATGGAGATTCGGCAGGAGCTTCTCTGTGACTTTACGGCCTCGGCCTCTGACGTTGTTATCCCGATTGACCTAGTGAGTGCGGCGGCGGAAAGAGAGCTGACGGAAAGGGATGTAGAGGGGCAGCCCGTTATCCTCGGCGTGGATGTGGCACGATTCGGCGACGACCGAACGGTGCTCTGCGTGCGCCAAGGGCTTTGGACGAGAGATGTTCGCACGTTTACGGGACTTTCCACAATGGAGGTGGCCAATCGTGTGATTGACTGCATTAACCAATATCGGCCACAGGCTGTCTTTATCGACGCAGGGGCTATGGGTGCGGGTGTCATTGACCGACTGCGGCAGCTGCAGTATCAAGTGAGTGAGGTCAATTTTGGCGAAGCGGCACTGAGTACTGACCGTTATGCGAATATCCGCGCGGAAATGTATTTTAAGTGCCGCGACTGGCTGACGTCTGGCGGCGCGCTGCCGAAGAACGCGGAACTCAAGACGGAGCTTTCGACGGTGGAATATAAATTCAACCCGTCGGGGCGCATTATTCTTGAGCCAAAAGAGAAGTTAAAGGAGCGCACGGGGAAGAGCCCTGACCTTGCGGATGCGCTTGTCTTGACGTTTGCCCGTCCTGTCTATATGCAGGGACGTGTAGGGCGGCAAAGACAGATGTGCAACACGGAGTATGACCCATTCGAAGCAATGTGAAGAATACGCACATTGCTTTTTTGTTGCACTGAAAGGAGGTGATTTCTATGTGCAGCGGAGGAGGCGGCGGCGGAAGTTATACGCCGCCCAAGGTAGACCCTGCCCCGACGGTGGTGCAGTCCTCGGATGTCGGAACGAGTGATGCAACGAAGTCCCAAAAGC